CTTGATCAACAGCAAGTTGACAAACAAGGCCGTTGGATTGTAGTTGATCCAGTATTCATGGAAATTCTTGCTGATGAAGATTCACGCTTCATGAACGCAGACTTCGGTGAATCAGGTGGATTGCGTAATGGTCTTACCATTAACAATTTCCACGGCTTCCGTGTATACTCATCGTCTAATTTGCCTTCTTTGGGTACTGGACCGGGTACTTCAGGTACTGCCAACCAACTGACTAACTTCGGTGTTATCGTAGCTGGTCATGATTCTGCTGTAGCAACTGCCGAGCAGATCAATAAGACAGAAACATATCGTGACCCTGACAGCTTTGCTGACATTGTTCGTGGTATGCATCTATACGGTAGGAAGATTCTTCGTCCAGAAGCAATCGTTACTGCCCGTTATAACGCAGCGTAAGGGGGATATAACATGGCTACTTATGATATGACTTCCAGTGATACCGCTGGCGTTGGGGCAAATGTTCTTGCTGTTCCAACCAATGTTGGTAACACTGTACGGACTATTGAAGCAATCCTAGACATTGATGCAATGGTTGCCGCTGGTTACTCTGGCGCAAACGGGGATATCTTTCAACTTCTAGAAATCCCTGCCGAATCAGTTATTGTTGCTGCTGGTGCAGAAATCATGAAGCCTTTTACAGCTTCTTGTACTGCAGATATTGATTTCGCTGGTGGCGATGACATTATTGACGGTGCTGATTTGACTGCTGCTGCTGGTACATACCTTGCAAAAGGCACTAACGGTGAAGCTAATATTGTCAATACAGGCGCAGCTTCTACGTTTGCTGCTGCTGCTTTGGCATGTGTTGGTGCTGCTGATACCATTGACGTTACTATTGCTGGTGCTGCACCTGCTACTGGGCGTCTTCGGGTATATGCAGTAGTTGCAGATGTTTCAGCCGCAATGACTGAGGCTGCTGTTGCACAACGTGACCTCATTTAATAAACCTATATACTTTGGGGCTGGCTATATGCTGGCCCCATTGGTGCATCAAGTTTATGCAACAAACAATTCTTGGGGCAAAAATCTATTTAGGAATTATAATGGCTCTTACTTATTTAACATTAGCTAACAGTGTCATCACTCGTATGAATGAAGTAGAGCTTACCTCTAGTAACTTTACTAGTGCTAGGGGTGTACAGATACAATGTAAAAATGCAGTAAATGAAGCCATACGATACATTAATCAACGTGAGTTTGGTTACTCTTTTAATCACGCTACTAATACAGAAACATTAGTGCCGGGAAAAGTTAGGTATACTGTACCTACTAGTACTAAGTCTATAGACTATAATACAGCTAGGATAAAGAAAAGTACCACCTTTAATGCGTCAGGCAGTAATCTTAGTACATTAAACTATAATGAATACATACAGAATGAGTATGCTAATCAAGAAGATGACATTGCATCTACTACTTTAAACGGTTCACATTCTGATTCTGTAGCAACATTAACGCTTACATCTACTACAGGTTTTGATGCGTCTGGTACTATATATCTTGGTAGTGAGCAAGTAACTTACACTGCTATTTCAGGTAATGATCTTACAGGATGTACACGTGGTGCTAATAGTACTACTGCAGCTACACATGCAGATGGAGTATTTGTAGCTCAGTTTGATAATGGCGGTGTACCTAGAA